CCGGCAGTGATAGCCAATACATATCCCCCTGTATGTATTGAGGATTACGACAACTCTTAGAAAGGGAGTGGCTGTTATGGCAGCAAACCAGTACGACTATGAAGACGATTACGAAGAGCAAGACTCAGGTCCTGCAGATCTTCGCAAGGCTTTAAAGAAAGCGCAAAAAGAAAGAGAAGCCCTAGAGGCTGAACTCAATCAGATTCGCAAGGATTTGAAGTCTCGCACCGTCAAAGAAGTATTGGAGTCAAAAGGTGTACCAACGAAACTAGCGAAGTTAATTCCTAGTGACATTGATTCACCTGAGCAAATAGACGCTTGGTTAACTGAGTATTCAGATGTCTTCGGACTTCAGACTCAAGCCCAAGAAGAACCTGCTCAACCTAACGTTGATGAAGACACTATCAAAGCAAGTCAACGTATCAACCAAACTACTTCAACTGCTCAAACACCTTCAGGTGATGAATCCGTTCATCAGAAGTTATTAGCAGCAGGTAGCAAGGAAGAACTTGACCGAATGATATTTGGTCAATCAATCGGTAGGTAACTTTAACAACTACTATACCTTAGAAAGAAGGTGAACTATGACTGACGCATATACCTCTACCAGCACCGGCTCGCTCGGTACTTCTCTAGTACAGACCGCGTATGACCGCTATGTAGAGTTTGCACTTCGCTCAATGCCTTTATTGAGAGATGTTGCAGACAAGCGTCCTGTTCAACAGGCAATGCCGGGTTCATCTGTCGTATTCCAGATCTATACCGATCTATCGGCAGTAACCGGAACTTTGGATGAAACCACTGATCCAAGTGCAGTAGCACTCGGCAACACCTCAAGCGTAACCGTAACTCTTAACGAATACGGTAATGCTGCTATTGCAACTCGCAAGTTAGAATTGTTCTCATTGAGCGATGTAGATCCAGCAATTGCTGACATCATTGCTTTCAATATGGCTGATTCTCTTGATGACTTTGCACAAACCGAACTACGTGGCGGAAGCAACGTAATTTACGGTGGCACCGCAACCGGAACCGCCAGCATCACCGCTGGTGCAACCATCACCTCTGCAAACATCCGCAAGGCTGTTGCCAAACTACGTGCTGGCAAAGCAGTTCCTCGCGTTGGTGAATTGTACTGGGTTGGTATCCACCCAGAAGTTTCACACGATCTTCGTGCTGAGACTGGAGACACCGGATGGCGTTCAGCCCACGTTTACAACGATGCAGGAGCCGGACAACTCTGGCCAGGAAACATCGGCGTATACGAAGGTGCAATGTTCGTAGAGTCCCCACGTCTATACAACGCTGTTGATGGCTCAAGCGCTCGCGTATTCCGCACCATTGTTGCAGGAAAGCAAGCACTTGCTGAAGCCGTTGCTCAAGAGCCAAGTGTAGTCATCGGACCAGTAACCGACAAGTTAATGCGTTTCCGTCCAATTGGATGGTACGGCGTATTAGGTTGGAAGCGTTACCGCGAAGAAGCCCTATATCGCATTGAGACCGCTTCCTCAATTGGAGTTAACTCCTAATTGAAGCAATCGTAGACCCCTCGCTAAAAGCGGGGGGTTTACCCCTAGATACGGAGAATAATGGCATATTACTTTACACCCCCTACAGTAGAAGAAGGACCTGCTGGTGGTGGACCATTGTTCTATAGATATCCGCTCACAAGAGCAGATGCAGTAATCCAAAGGTCAGACGGGACCTATTTTAGTACTAGAACTCCTTCAGTTGAAGAGACTCAAGAGAATGTTCTATATGTTTATCTTGGTGGTCATAAGACCCCAATCTCAAATTCAGAACGTACAAGTTTAATTGCTGCCGGATACGGCGCTTACATTACAGAGGAATAATGACACCAGGCAGATACAATATGAAGGTATATCAAGGTGCTACCTTCAACCTAACCCCTCGTTGGAAGATTGACGGATCATATGTAAATGTGACCGGATATAGCGCAGTGTTGACTGTAAAGAACTCAGCAACTTCCGTAAGTTCAATCATAGTTTTATCCTCTGACAATGGTCGTATAACTGTTGGAACCACCAACGGACAGTTCACATTAGCCTTAACCGCAGCAGAGACGGCTGCTCTAACTGCTGGTAACTATGTCTACGATATGGAAGTTACCGCACCAGATACAACCGTAACCAGACTTCTTGAAGGTGGCTTTACTGTATACGAGGGAGTAACCTCCTAATGGCAACAGTATTCTCAACTGCAGTCGTAGAAATACCAACAACTACTACCACTCTAAATGTTGAATACGAAGAGACAGTAATTGTTGAATTAGGAATTATCGGTCCACAAGGTGCCGAAGGCGTAACAGGCCCTACAGGGCCAACCGGTGCCGTTGGAGCCACTGGGGCTACCGGAGCCACAGGTGATACTGGAGCAACCGGAGATACAGGCTCTACGGGTCCTACAGGGGCTACAGGAGACACGGGACCTACAGGTCCAACGGGGGCTACTGGAGCGACAGGAGAAACCGGTGCGACAGGTCTTACAGGTGACACAGGCCCAACGGGTGCTCAAGGCGATCAAGGTCCGACAGGCCCTACTGGCGCAACTGGAGAAACTGGTCCAACTGGTGAAGTTGGTGCTACCGGACCCACTGGCGCAACAGGCGCTACTGGCGATACTGGTGAGACAGGTCCAACTGGACCTCAAGGCATCCAAGGTGATGCAGGACCTACGGGCGCTACGGGCGCTACGGGGGAGACTGGAGCAACGGGACCAACTGGCCCGACAGGCGCGGATAGTACGGTTGCTGGCCCAACAGGACCGACAGGACCGACTGGCCCGACTGGAGCAGACGGAACTATAGGTGTAGATGGGGCAACCGGACCTACCGGTCCAACCGGTGATACCGGACCAACAGGCCCCACTGGTGCTGATGGCACCATCGGTGTAGACGGAGCGACAGGACCTACTGGTCCTACAGGACCCACCGGACCTAACCCTTACGTGCAATCGTCAGAGCCTACTGGTACAGTTACAGGTGAGTTATGGATAGATTCAGACGCATCTGCCTCCGCTTTAAACTCTAATGACTTTGTACAAAAACAAGATATCTATGCTGAAAGCATACATCCGTTTATGGTGATGGGAAGTTAAATGGCAAAGCCTTTATATGTTTATACAGGATCTGACTGGGTACCAGTTGCTAGTGAATTAGAAAGTACTTCACAGTATGCAACTACTACTTATGTAGATAATACCTTTGCAACTAAAGCAGAAAATGGTTTGGTTCATATTGGAACAACTAACACAAGTGGCGCAGTTTCTAGCGTTAGCATTGATGATGTTTTCAGTGCTGATTATGTTCAATACAAAATTATTTTTGATTTAGATTACTCAACTACTCATACAGGTTTATCTTTTAGATTAAGAGCAAGTGGAACTGATAACACAGGTAGTAATTATGTTAGGCAGTTAATAACAGCCAATAGCACATCTCTTAACTCATCTAGAATTACATCTACAAGTTGGGCTGCAACTGTTAGAGATATAGGTGGCTTTAATTTAGAAATATTTAATCCTTTTGCGACCAAACAAACTTTACTGGAAGTTAATACGGCTTCAACTTCTAGTACCATAGGCGATTTTGGATTACAAAATCAACCCGAATTTATGTTACACAAAAATGCAATTTCTTACGACGGCTTTACGGTATTCCCTCAGGCGGGGACCATAGACGGCAAAATATCAGTTCTGGGGTATAAAATATGAGCAAAAAAATCTACATTGGATTAAACAATAAGGAGAACAATGTCTGAAGAAATATGGGTGCAAGAAGATGGCGTTAAGCGCAAGTTAGAAGGCGCTGAACTAGAAGCCTTCTTAGCCGATCGTGCTCAAATGCAAGTAGAGCAAGAGGCAAGAGAAGCGGAAGAAGCAGCCAAGGCTGCCGCCAAGCAATCAGCCCTATCTAAGTTATCCGCCCTCGGATTAACTGACGATGAAATCTCAGCCCTCGTAGGAGCCTAAGTTGACCAGAGCAAGGGATGTTGCTGACTCATCATTAGCGCATATTAAGACTGAAACGTTTAGTGGCGCTAGTATTGTAAGTCTTAATAATATATTTAGCAGTTCTTATGATAACTATCTTTTTATTTCTACATTAAGTGGAAACGCAGCAGCAGGCTTAAGATGGCGTTTACGTAGTGGTGGTAGTGATATTTCAACTAGCACTTATGCTTGGGCTGTGCAAAATCAAGGTTGGACAAGTTCTATTGCAATCGGTGGTTCTGCTTCTGATACTGCTGGTGAGATTGGTAGAGTTCAAGGAACAGATAAAGCAACTTTTAATGCTTATATTAAATCTCCATTTTTATCAGAACTTACTTTTGTTGATTTTCATTATGTAGATGTATCAAGATATGGTTTTGGTGGAAGTTATAACACAAACAACACAAGTTATAGTGGACTATCTTTTTTTGCAACCAGTGGAACTATAAGTGGTGTTGTAAAAGTCTACGGCTACCGAGACTAAATAGCAAGGGGACAAATGAAACTAGCAGTTTATACCTGTGCATTAAATGAAGAGAAGTTTGTACGTAGATGGTATGAGGCTACCA